TGGCCTCAGTGCGGATGACACGGTGTTGAGCGTGATCCCGCCGTCGGCATTGCCAGCGAACCTTGCCATCGTGGGCCAGCGAGTAACCGCTGCCAACACGCTGGGCATCACCTTTATCAACCCGACGGCCGGTTCGCTGACTGCGCCGACGGGGCAGTGGAAGGTGCGCGTACTGCGCTCCTGATGATCACTGCCCGTCCTGACGAGCGACTGCTGCGTGCGCTGGCGAGCGTCGCGGCAACACCGCCCGGTCAGGAACTGGTGCAGTGGATTGGCGAACTGCTGAACGAACAAAGCGTCGAGTTGCGACAGCTGACCAACGATGGCGAAATCCATCGTGCTCAGGGCGCGGCCTCGATGCTCGCACAGCTGTTCGAGTTGTTTGAAGCAGCAGAGAAGTGGAAGCGAGAAATGGGCTTGCGCGACCCGAACAATGGGTTGGCAAACCGCACGGGTCACTGGTAACACTCGCGTCCAACACCCGGACCTCGGGGCTGGACGTTGGTGAACACTGTCGATGGAACGGGAAAACGGCAACGCCGCCGCTCTCAGCTTCTGATCGCCAACTCACGCTAGAGGGAATGATGGCCATACCGAGCAAAGTTCTGGAGCAAGAGAAGGCCGCTGATGAAGCGATCGCTGCTCAACAAGCGCAGAGGGCTGCGGAAATGCAGCCCCCTGCCGAGCAGCCCGCAGCCGCACCGCAAGCCCCGCAGAAGCCAGCGGAGGAAGCGCCGGCACCAGCAGCCCCCAATACCGCGCCGCAAGGTGGCGACTGGGAATCGAAATACCGAGTGCTGTCCGGAAAGTACAACGCCGAAGTTCCGCGTGCGTTGGCGGAAATCAAGGCGCTGCGCGCGAAGGTGGAGGAGCTTACCAAGGCTCCGCCCGCTGCCGCTGCGCCTGCGCCTGCCGCGCCAACCATCACAGCGGAAGAGGTGGAGCAGTACGGCCCGGAGTTCATCGACATGTTGAAGCGCGTGGCGCAACAACAGTTTGGAACTCGCGAAGCAGAACTGTTGAGCGAGATCAACCTGTTGAAGTCACGTGTCGATGAGCGTGCCGCAACCGAGGACACCGCGAAGGAAGCACAGTTCTTTGCGGCCCTGTCCGGAGCACACAGCGATTGGGAAGCGGTCAACAACGACGAGAAGTTCCTGCAATACCTCGGCGAATATGACCCCCAATCGCGGCGTATCCGGCAGACCCTCCTCGACGAAGCGGTGACCGCTCGCGATTCCGATTACGTAATCGAACTCCTCTCTCGGTGGAAAGCCCTCAACAAAAGTGGCCGCAGTCGGCCGCAACCTTCGGTTGAACCCCAAGGCAGGGTCACCGGCGACGTCCCAGAGCAGCGGGAGAAGCGCTCGTGGAGCAAGACGGAAGTCGACAAGTTCTATACGGACTGGTCGAGGGGCAAGATCAAGGATGCGGACGCTGCGGCAATTGAGTTGGACATCCAATCCGCAGCCGTAGAGGGACGCATCACAAAATAGAGCGTCTCTCGCGGTGAGGCGGAAAGAGGAGCCTTACCATGCCGTTCCCCGCATCCGCCGGGCATCCGCAGTATTCGGGCAACTTCATCCCGGTCATCTGGTCCGGAAAGTTGCAAGTCAAGTTCTACAAAGCGACGGTGCTGTCCGACATCACCAACAACGATTGGGAAGGCGAGATCTCCCAGCAAGGTGACACGGTCGTCATCCGCACCATCCCCAACATCACCATCCGTGACTACTCGAAGGGCCAGACGCTGGTCCACGAGCGTCCGAACAGTGATCCGATCACGCTCTACATCGACAAGGGCAAGTATTTCGACTTCGTTGTCGACGACGTCGACAAGGTGCAGTCGGACGTACAGCTGTTGAACATGTTCAGCGACGACGCATCGGAGCAGATGAAGATCGTGATCGACCAGCAAGTCCTTGGCACGGTGTACGCCGACGCGCACGCCGCGAACAAGGGTGCCAACGCTGGCGCGATCTCGGGCAACATCCCGCTGGGTGTCGGCGGCGGCACTGCGCTGGCGATACCCAAGACCGGCGTCATCGACACCATCGTCGATGCCGGCCAAGTGCTGGACGAGCAGAACGTGCCCGAGACCGGACGCTGGATGGTGATTCCGCCGTGGATGGCCGCGAACATCAAGAAGTCGGATCTGAAGGATGCGTCCCTCACCGGCGACCAGCAATCGATCGCGCGCAATGGCCGTCTCGGCATGATCGATCGCTTCACGCTCTACGTCAGCAACAACCTGACGACAGCTGGTGGCGGAACCTACATGCCGTTCGGCACCAAGGACGCGATCTGCTTCGCCTCGCAGATGACGAAGGTCGAATCGCTGCGGGCCGAAACCACGTTCGGTGACATCGTGCGTGGCCTCAACGTGTACGGCTACAAGGCAACGAAGCCGGAAGCGCTGGGCGTGATCTTCGGCGTAAAGGCGTAATGACCTGACCTAGCGGGGGCCAATCGGTCCCCGCGTTCATCTGAAGAGGAAAGCAAATGGCGACTTACAATCTTGGCGGAACCGGTGTCATGCCGTCTGGCGGCTTCGCTTGGGCTGGCAGTGACAAGGTCTCGGTGATCGAGTACATCCTCGACCTGTCGCGTCGGCAAGGTGTCAACGTGCCGGCGGCGGGCTACGTCACCGGCGACATCCTGCTGCTGGGTGACGTTCCGAAGGGCGCTCAGATCTTGGGCGGGGTGACCGAACTGCTGGTTGCGGAAGGTGCGGCGGCAACCGTCGCGCTGGCCACCACCGGCACGGCGATCGCGCTGCTCACGGCGGCGTCGGTCAATGGCACGCCGAATGTCATCGTGCCGATGACCGTTACCACCGGCCTGATTCTCGTGGACTCGGTGCTGGCGGCAACGCTTGGCGGTACGCTGGCGGCTGGCGGCGGCAAGGCGAAGCTCGCGATCCGGCTGCTGGTCGCGAACATGGGTTGATCCACAGCTGTTCCTGTCCGGGCGTTGAACGTGCGTCCGTTGGGAGGGGCATTCCCTGTCCGGTGCCCCTCCTATTTTCAAGGAGAACGTGATGGCCGCAGCAAAGAGCACTGAAGCCCCGAAGTACCTGATGCAATCCGGAACCGGGGACATCTGGCACTACACCCCGCTTCTCGCCACCCGTCCGGACATGCATCCGTACGACGAGGAACTGTTTGGCGCGGTGAAGGACGGCAAGTCGGGCTACCTCGACAAGAAGAAGGAGGAAGCGGAAGCCGAGAAAGCCGAGAAGGAAGCGAAGGATCGGGAGCAGAAGGGGCGGGCCGAAGCAGAGAAAGACGAGGCGGACGCCGAAGCTCGCTACCGGGCCGGTGCTGCCAAGAAGAAGGAGTAGTCAATGGCCAAGCTGAGGCAGGCGATCGACGAGGCACGCGGCTTCTTGCAGGACACGGTGTCCGGCGCGTACCGCTTCAGCGATGTCGACCTGACCCAGTACGCCAACGATGCGTTCGCTCTGCTGGCGCAGCACCGCCCCATCTTGTTCACCAAGACGGCGGTGCTGACGCTGGACGAGGGTGCCTACCAAGATCCGACCCCCCAGCTGAACATGCCGCCGACCCTGCCGCCAACCGCGCGCTCGACCAGCCTCGGCATCATCGAGTTTCTGGAGAACGACCAGCGCGTGGCGGTGCGCGAGGTTGATCTGAAGACGATGGACGCCTTCCGCCCCGGCTGGCCGGGCGATCCCCTTGGCTCGCCGATCAACGTGATGCGCCCGGAAGCGGGCGACAAGCTCGTGTTCTACGTCTATCCGCCGGCGACGGCAGGAGTGGCCATGCGCGTGCGCCACGTGGCGGTGACGTCCTACCTCATCGACGATGACGTAGACGGGCGTCTGGTGCCCTTCCTGCCCGCCGTAGCGGCATTCATATCGGCCAAGGCCGAGTCGCGCGAAGTGGAAGAGGTGGGTCCGCAACGCAAGGGTTCGTTCGAGGCCGACTTCCTCGCCGCCGCAGGAGCCAATCCCAAATGACCACCAGCCTCGCGCTGTTTCTCCCCGGCATCCTGCCCGAGTGCTTGGGCGTGCCCGACATCGTCGCCTTCGACGCGCTCAAGAACTCGGTGATCGAACTGGCCGAACGCGGCCGGATCATCCACTGGGCGTCGGACCCGATGGCGCTGTCGCCGAATGTTCCCGAGGTCGAGATCGAGACCGAGGACTACACCTACCTCGCCTCGATCGAGACGGTGACGCTGGACGGCATCCCGCTGCGCCCGAGATCGTGGGAACAGCTGGACAAGAATCTGCCCGGCTGGCGCAAGGTGCAGGGCACGCCGTTCGCCTTCACCCGCATCGACGACATCACCATCCGCCTTGTGTACACGCCGGTCGAGCGCAGCGCGGGCGAGGGTCTGGTGATCCAAGGCTGGCTGGCACCGACCCGGCAGGCGGTCGCGGTCCCCGACGAGTTCTACCACCGCTGGTATCGAGCGGTGTGCAACGGCGCGAAGGCACAGCTGATGATGATGCCCGAGAAGCCGTGGACCAACATGCAGCTGGCGACGGCAATCCGTTCCACGTTCGAGGAACAGGTGAACCACGCGCTGCGCCAGAGCTTCAGCGATCACGCTCAGGTCGAGCTTGTCGCGCGGGCACCCTTCCGATTCGCGTGAGGACGCATGGCCACCTCTCTCAAGCTGGTGCAGGGAGACAACCTCCCGTCGGTCACCTTCGCCCTGTACGACGAGACCATCGACGAGGTGGGCCGCATCAACCGCGCGCCGATCGATCTCACCGACTGCGTATCGTCGCTGCTCAAGTTCCGCCCGGCCGGATCGGTCGATCCGCTGGAGGTGCAGGACGTCACCGGCACCGTACTGTCCCCGCCCGAGGAGGGGCGAGTGCGCTTCGACTGGACTGCGGCCAATCTCGCCGGGCCGGAGGGTAACTACGAAGGCGAGATCGAGTTGTCGTTGCTGGGTGGCGGAATCTTCACCGTCTACGATGTGCAGAAGTTCAAGGTTCGCAAGCAGTTCGGATAACAGCTGTAACCGTCGCCGGGTAGTCCCGGCTTTTTTTCGCTCATAGGGATCGGAAATGACCAACGCCACTGACTACCTCGAAAACCAGATCATCGACCATCTGTTCCGCACCAACACCTTCGGCAAGCTGACCAACGTGTTCTTCGCGCTGTTCACGGCAGCCCCGACCGACGCCGCCGGCAGCGGCACCGAAGTCACCGGCGGCAGCTACGCGCGCGTGCAGGTCGCCTGCAACAACAACAGCTTCAACGCCACGCAGGGCGGCACCTCGGGTGCCTCGACCGGTGCCGGCGGCGGAACCACCAACGCGGCTGCAATCACCTTCCCGGCACCCTCGGCGAACTGGGGAACGGTCAGCCACTACGGCGTGTTCGATGCGTTGAGCGGCGGCAACATGCTGATCTGGGGCGCACTCAATTCGCCCAAGACCATCAACGGTGGCGACGCGGCCCCGTCATTCACGCCGGGCAATCTCGCAATCACGGTTGCCTGAGCGAAGGCAGCAGTAGGTGTCTGCTGCCTTTCGTCCCCGTGGCGTAGCCCCCTACGCCATCCTCGGCGAAGACCCGGAGTTAATTGCCGCTCCGGGTACGCTGACTGTTACAGCGCCGCCGGCGACGCTGACGACAGCCATTCGTCTGAACGCAAGTACTGGCTTGTCCGTCACCGCCACATCGGCGGTACTGACGACGCAGATCCGGCTGGTTGGCGCTGCGGGTGCCATCAGCATCGTTTCCGGGCTGACCGACATCTCGACGTCGCAGCCGATCGCCGGTTCCGCAACGATCGAGATCGAGAGCATCTACGCCTCGTTCACGCCGTTCACGATCCTGACCGCGTCGCCATCGTCGATCACGATCTTCCCGATCCCGCCGATCCTCAACACCAACGAGAGTCTGCGCGCATCGGGTCAGGTCATCAGGTTCACTTCACCGCTGGTGCTCCTCGACACCCTGATCACACTGGTGTCGACGCCGGGAGCGTTGATCCCGATCACCGTCGCGGACCCGGATCTCGTCACCGACATCAACTTTGCTGCCGGCGCACAGCTGTTTGTGATCGCACCGGCTGCCGACCTGACGGCGTACCCGACGCTCGATTCTGCCGGTGCATTGGTCTCGTTCAACGCAGCCTCGGCCAACATCGTCACGCAGTCGAACTTCCAGTCCAATGCCAACAGTGCGTCACAGGTGACGATGCAGGCATCGTCGGCCGCGCTGACCACGGCGATCAGGCTTGCCGGCGGCGTGACGGTGCGTATCGGCACCGCTGGGGCGGTGATCGGCGGAGCCAACCTCATTGCCAACTTCGCCGCTGGCAATCGAATCGACATCGATACTGACGCCAACCTGATTGCTCCGCCAAGGCCATCGATCGATCCGGGCCGCGCCAACTACTGCAAGGCCACCGGCTATTACCAACTCGGTAACCGCATCTACACCCAGATCAAGGTAGGAGCCTGACCATGCTCGGCAACTTCATCAAGGAATCAACCGCCACCACGGGCACGGGCACCATGACTCTGGCCCAGATGTCAGGGTTCGAGCGCTACTCACAGGTGTTCGCAGTCGGCGCGCTGGCTTGGTACGTCATCCAAGACGGCAGCAACCGCGAGATCGGCATCGGCACCGTAGGCGCGAGCAACACGCTGGCGCGCACCACCATCCTCGAAACGCTGGTCGCGGGCACGCGCACGCTGAACCCCGGCACCGGCATCACGCTGTCGGGCAGCGCTCAGGTGTACTGCGACATCCCGATGCAGTACACGCCCAACAGTCGCAAGGGCGCGGATGTTGCAGCCGGGTCACCGGTCAACTACGCAAACATCTGGTCGATAGATGGCGACCTTGTCGATGTGACGGGCAGTGGCTCGATCTGGTTCTTCGGTACGGCTGTACGCGCAGGGCAAGTGAAGATCATCAGGATGGCGATAACCACGACGATCGTTCACAACCCACCCAACATTACTTGCCCCGGCGGTGCCAACATCGTCACAGCGGCCGGTGACTACGCCATCGTGGTGGCCCACACCACAACCGACGCGCGCATCGCGATGTACTGCAAGGCCAGCGGGCAGGGGCTGATCAACATGCTGCCGCTGACCGGCGGCACGATGTCCGGCCCGATCGCGATGGGCAACAACACCATTAGCGGGATCAAGAACGCGACGTTCAGCGAACCCAATATCGGGTGGGCCGGATCAGCGATCACGATCGACTGGACGCTTGGCAACAACATTCACCTTGGTCTCGATGCTGCAAGCTGCGCCATCACCATCTCCAACCCGCCCGGTGTCGGCCACTATCAACTGAGGATTGTGCAAGATGGTGCCGGCAACCATGCCGTAACGTGGGGTGGTGCGGCGTATAGCGCATCACGGTGGTTGGGATCGGCGGCGGCTCCGGCGCTGAACATGACGCCGGGCAGTTGGACGTTCATCAACTTCTACTATGACGGCACGCAGTTGTACCAATCCCTGAGCAAGGTAGGAGTGGCGTAAATGCCAGCAACCTACATCACCACGCGCGGCAGCACGGGCGGCACCAACAGCGCGGGGATCACGGTCAGCTATCCGGCCAGTGGGATCGTGGCTGGCGATCTGTTACTGCTGGTGGTTCGCAACAGCGGCAGCGGCCCGATCTCGCGCTCGAACACCGATCTTCCAGATTGGCTGATGGCCTGTGAAGTGGTGGTCACCAGCCACCACTGCTACGTGCTTTACAAGATTGCGACCGGTTCCGAGAACGGCACCACGTTCACGCTGAAGACGCAGACCAACGACGAGAAGGACGCGCGCATCGTCCAGTATCGTGGCGTCGACCCGAATTATCCAATCGGCATCGTCCTCAACGATGGCTCATCGATCATGGCCGGCGGCCAGATGCCGTTGTCGAGCGCCAAGGTCAAGCTCGGCGATTCGATAGCGGTTGCGATCGGGATCGTTCCCACCAACACCACCACCTTCACGCCGCCGTCGGGCTACACCGAACGCTACGACAGCGGCGGCACATACGTTGCATTCTCGATTGCCGACAAGCCCGTCAACGCAGCCGACTCAACAGCAGGATTTTTTGCCCCGTCGGTTGGCAGTGGCCGGTGGGCAACGATGACTGTCCTCATCAATCCTGCCAACGCAAGCTCGAACTCGGTGACAGCGTGGGTTGAGGCCGGCACCACCGCATCGTTCGGGTCAACCGGTATCGTCTGGTCAGGTGCCAGCAATGCCGCAACGTCGAACGATGTGCGGGCGTCGATCGCCACCAACTCGCACTACGATACCCGAGGCATCCAGAGTTCCAATCACGGCTTTTCGGTGCCGTCGGGAGCCACGATCATCGGCGTTGAGACTCGGATCGAGGCCCGCATTACGACGCCAACCTCGTCGATCATCTACCAAGTCCACTCGACGATCTGGCTGTTCCTCGCGAGCGTTCTGAGCACGGTGTATTCAGCCGGTAAATACGGGCCACGCTTCCAGTCGACCCGTGTTGCGAGTCCAACAGCTGGCTCTCCCGCTGACTCCTTTGTGGGCTGGGGCGGGCCGGGTAATACATGGGATCTGAACCTGACTCCGGCCGATGTTGCGGATGCCGGCTTCGGCATGGGCTGGGTTGGCACCGTGCCTGATTTTGCTGGCACCGGCAGCGGCATTCCAA